TGATAAAAATTTCTTCAGACGTGCGTCAGAGGATTCGTCAGAATTCTCGGACGAAGATCTTTTAATACTGTTCTTGTTCTTGTATTGGGTGTCTACCGTTTTCGGGAAGGTTATTCCTGATTTCGGGAAGGATTTTCCCGTTTTCGGGAATTTTCTTCCCGTTTCCGGTTTGTCTAAAATCCAGGCTGAAAGGTCAGTGTTTACACCGACGATTTTCATCATGCCCTGCTTCTGTGAAAAGATGATTTTGCGTTCTGCGAGAGACTTAAGCGCGTCCGATACATGCGTATCGCTCAGGCCCGTAAGCTCGGCAATAACCGTATTTGTCACGCGGTCCTGTTTCTTATTCCAGCCGTAGGTAAGCCAGATCACCGCCTCAAAACATTGCCATTCCCGGCCTGACAGTCTCAGGCGAGGCTTAAGCTGTTGGATCTCGTTAGCGACCTTGGTATACCCGTTCGACAGGTCGGCCATACGACCTCCCGGTTGTTCGGTTTTATTTGGGAAATTGATTATTTCAGCGGTGTTTGACATACTTACTCCCGTTACTTGGCGTAACACAGTGTTTGGAAGGCCTTTGAAGTGACCGCTTCAAGGGCTTTTTCTTTTCTGGTGCCTCTCACATAACCCCCAGCATCGACGTGACCATCGTCATCAGTGGGCCTACCTGCTCCGGCATGAGGCGGAACAGCGACGCTATACCCTCGCTCACCTCTTTCAGCTTCTGATGCTCTGGAGCGTCCAGCATCACCGCCTGCTTAGCTTCAGCGACTTCTCTCTCTGCTTCGGCTAATCGACTCATCTTGCAGTCGGCACCGATAAGCTTTGTCCGGTACTGAACGGGCAGGACAGCCATGATCGCCGGTGTCATCTGGCGAACGTTCTCCCGATATTTCTCCGAGTCGAACTGGTTATCTAGGAAGCGAAACAGCTTCTGACGCTGGCGACTTAAGTCTTCAGGAAAGGTTATTTCCTCCCCTCCCTGCGCCCGGTACTCTTCGACGATTATCATCGTCACCACGTCCTGACCCTCAACACTTGCCCATGAACGGATCGCGTTGCGAATATCGTCGTGGCTCGTGTCATTTTTTAGTTGGGCGCGGTTTATCATCACGCCCGGGTGTAATCCTGTATTGTGTTGATACGTAAGTGATTGCATTTGCATTCCCTTAATTAAATAGGTTTCGATTGGCTGATTACTCAGCCAGTTAAATTGGGTTCCAGATTGTTAAAGAGCGGTAGTACTTACGGGGTTTTGCTGTGCGGGAAAGGCTTGATTTCTTCAGCCTTTATTTTCCCGTCGGGCAGTCGGTTGATAAAAATCTGACGCCCAACCCTAATTGCCTTGCTGATTGCCGTCTGGTGTACACCGATAGCGTCAGCTGCTTTGGCCTGACCTACCTCGCCAACAAACTCAGCTAAAGAAATCTTCATGTGGTTGCTCCTTTGAGTGCATAACCAAACAATACCAGAAGTATTACATAAAGCAATACCTGCGGTATTTTTAAAATATGAGCTTTGGTATTAATATCTGATAATGGAAAAGAAAAAGATCCTCACCCCCGCTCAAGTGGCTGATTCACAGCGTTTAAAAGCCCTTTACGAAGCGAAGAAAAAAGAACTGGGTATTACTCAGCAATCCATTGCGGACGCGCTGGACATATCTCAGGGTGCCGTCGGCCATTACCTGAATGGAAGGAATGCCTTAAATACAGCGGTAGCATCGGTATTTGCGAGGCTTCTTGGGGTTAGTGTCTCTGACTTCAGCCCTTCCCTGGCGAAGGATATCTCTGATATGAGTTCGGTTGCTTCGGAAAATACTTCGTTCGCCGGGCATTATTCACCTGGCTCAAAATATCCGGTGATTAGTAAAGTCCAGGCAGGCGCATGGTGTGAAGCTGTTGAACCGTACACCCTTAAAGATATCGACCTTTGGCTTGAATCAGATGCTCACATTCAGGGGGAGGCGTTCTGGCTGCAGGTTGATGGTGACTCAATGACGGCGCCAGCTGGCTTGAGCATTCCTGAAGGAACCTTTGTCCTCTTCGATACTGGTCGGGAGGCGATCAACGGAAGCTTGGTAATAGCAAAGCTATCCGATTCTAACGAGGCGACTTTTAAGAAGCTGGTGATCGATGGTGGGCAGAAGTACCTGAAGGGCCTTAACCCGCAATGGCCACTCGTGCCGATTAATGGTAACTGCCGGATTATTGGGGTTGCTGTAGAGACAAAGTTGCGTTTAGTTTAAATGTGCTAAATATAAAATGCACAGACTATTGATTCAAATAGTAATTTCAGAATGCCGTGCAAACAATATCATACATATTTGAGACTTCTTCCTGTTGACATTTTCACCCTGGACTTACCATAATGGTAATAAAGATATGTAGTAGGTATAAGACTGGTGCGCCAAAGGAGCCCTTGAGAGATGGCGAAGAGCGCATCATTGAGGGAGGCCCGCTGTATCCTAACCTCCTGGCGGAGTTAGCAAGGTGCCAAGTAAACTCTGTTACACATAAGACAAATGATTTTTTAGCACTTCATCGTGTGGATCTGGGGGATGTTCGTACATACGTAGAACTAGCCTTAAAAGGTGGGCGATACATCAACTCACAGTGGTGCAATGGTAACGCTCCGAAAGGACTATTTGCATGTGATGCTTATGTAGTGCCTGCGCAATTGTACATACCCCACGAACGTTGCGAGTGCACAGTTATGTTATACGTAAAAGTATGCCTTTTAGACTCTGGAAACACGGTAGCAGTCATTTCATTGCATGAATCAACTGAAAACTAAGGACAAATCATGAAACGTTATTCACTCTGCCCAATATGCGGGGATGAAGGGTTGCATGAAACGAAAACCAAAATCCTCAGGGAGTTTGAGGGTTTTAAAAAAGAGGTCCCGTTCCATGCATCTGTTTGCGAATCATGTGGCTCAGAAACTCTGACAGTTCAGCAGGCAAAATTTAACAAACGCCAGATGACTGATTTTTATCGAGAAGCTGATGGATTGCTTACAGGCGGTCAGATAAAGGCAATCAGAGAGGATTTACATCTTACCCAATCTGAAGCAGCAATCATTTTTGGTGGGGGCAAAAACGCGTTTACTAAATATGAAAATGGTGACGTTACGCAATCATTTGCGCTGGATAAGCTTTTAAGAACGGCTTACTCGGTTCCCGCTGCTTTTGAGTTTCTCCGTAAAGGTTGTCCAGCCGTAACCACCGTAGAGTATACCAATCGCACTACCGAGTTAGAGATGATCAAGACTTATCTTGTTTCAAAAACTGGTCACCTTAAATACGCGAAAAGTCCTGCTGAAGATTCGGTAAAAGTCGTCATCCAGAATTATGTGTCTGAACCAACTCAGCATAATACTTGGCATATGATTGAAACGATTGCCTTAGGTAGTAAATTATGATTTTAAGAGAAGTAAAAGATGTACTGTTGAGAAAGTCTTCTCTCACTTTTGATGCTGACACAAACATTTTTATGTTAGAGGGCATGGATCTAACCCTTCACTCGAATAACCGTATTGTTAGCGTACAAGTTGCTGAAAAGTATGAAGATGAAGAGCTAACTAAGATAAGTCGATGCGCATGTCTTTTCAGGCTGCAATGTTCGATAAGAGCAACTGAAGCAGGGCAAGATCCAGAAACATCTAAAGTTCTGTTCGAAATTGAAGCTCAGCACGATGTTGTTTTTGACTCAGACTCAGTTGTAACAATCGAAGAGATAGAAAAGTTTAGCGCTGATGACATAATTAACAATGCGGCTTGGCCGTATTGGAAAGAGCATGTTACTTCGCTTTGTTCCAAAGCTGGACTCAGCCCTTTGCAGGTGCCATCAGCTCAGAAGAATGATCCAATAAAAATTACAGCCAAGCGAGAGTTGTAAACAAAACCGGCCGCGTGCCGGTTTTTTTGTGTCTGCCGATCCCCATTCGACCACCACCACCACGTCAGCGTAACCAATTGAATATTATGGGATGCTGGCATTAACGGCGTCTATTCCCCGCCAGCTGGTAAACAACCCGATCCCTCTGGTAAACGCTGTCATCCTTGGTAAACGATTTACCATTGGTGACACCGTTAACCATCTATAAGCCTTTCCGCACTATCTCAGCCGCATCCCTGTTCACGCCCTTCCCTATCACGTTTCCTGTTTCCTTCCGGTACTGCTTCAGCTTGTCGATGATGTTTTGCTGGGTCATGGGTAAATCAGCCAGTGACAATTCCATCACCGCCCGCCCCATCGCCTGAATTTTCATGCTTATACGCTCTTCATCCAGAACCATGCACATCCCTCCTGCTGTTTTTTTAAGCATATCACTGAGATTTACAAAAATAAATTCCCTTAAATTTCATACCATTAGTATTAAATCTCAATTTATTAATACTCGCGGTATTGCCATATATTAATACCGCTAGTATTGTTACCCCATCGAAACGAAACATCGGCAGCTGAGCGAAATTAGCCAGCGGCGAAGTGGAGATTCGGTCAGTCGAACGGCGCGACAGTAAACCATGCGTCGGACGCCCGGCGGGCTCAGGGAGAGCGGCAATGGTGCGTAACTGGAATGTTTTGGGGTGTGGTGAAGCTCAACGGCGAGCTAGGGAATAGGCTTGCGGCAAAAATTCGCGATGAAAACCGCAAGGCGCGCGTAACCCAATCGGCAGCGCACCGATGGAAGCTGGTTCGACTCCAGCCGCCACACCACCAAAGCATTTCTCCCGCATCAGCGGGTAACGACAGAGGGGAAGACGATGGAGTTTAAGAAAGGAGATGTTGTTACGTGGTCAAGTCAGGCCGCGGGCAGCTGGAAGACGAAGACTGGAGTGATTACGGAAGTGTGGGAATACAAAAAACAAACGCGTTACACCGTAAAAGTTGATCCGAAGGAAGGGTCGACGGCGAAACCGAAGTTTTACTACCCACGCACATCAGCACTACAGAAGGTGTCATGACCCGCTCCGGCGGGTTTTTTCATACCTCAGTCGCTTCACCGAGGCGGCTTAGCTATGACAACCGGCGGCCATCCACCGCCCATTGAAACACTGAATAAATGCGTTGAAGTCTTGTATTAACCGTTCCGTTCGCCGCGATAAGGCCAAGAGGATTTATGACAATTGATTTTGAAGTGAAAGCTACAGGTATTGATGTTTCAACAAGTGGTTACCGCGACCACGTCAATTTAGAAGTTCGTGGCGTGGAACTCTCAGACCTTGTCTCTGAAATTGAAGGGAAAGCGCTCTTTCAGGGAATCGATCTTGATGACTACATAGACTGGGCTGAGGCCGCTGGTCACATCGAAGACATTCTTGAACGGCTTGATGTAGTTGAAGTTATCGCATGGTTGCGCAGCAACGGGCACCTGGAGACTGAATCATGACAGTCACCCACAACGGTAAGCAGTACACCGCCAAGAAGCTCAACGATAACGAGTGGCAGCTGACGTCGTTATCGGCACCGCGTGAAAAGCTGGTGTTGAACCGCTGGCAGATGCATATCGCTGGCCTCCTGGAACAGGTTGAGGTGAAGGTATGATCAACCATTACGGCACCACCCCGCTCATTCGCCAGTGCGTTACGCCCGGCATGATGGCAATGCATGAAGGCCGCACCTATCGCGTCTCAGCAGTCATTCAGGAGCGTAAATGGGTCTACCTGCACACCGATGCAGAAATCATCCGCCTCAGTGATTGCGTGATTGACGTCCTTCTGGACGGTCACGGCAACCCCATCCAGCACTAACCACCCTATTCAACCGATCGGCCTGGCATTACGCGGGCGGGATCTGCACATCCAAATTTCAGGAGTTCATCCATGAACGCACACCTCACTTACGACCGCATCGAAGATCGGCGCTGGGTTGAGCAACAGCTCACCGACGAGAAGGAGAAGTGGATCGACGGCCGGGCGAAAGAACTGATCGCCATGTTCCCTGCGAAACCTCTGGAAATGAGCAGCTTGTTCCTGCCACAGGAAGCCCAGTTTGCGCTTATCGGAGAAAGGGCCGAAGAGGCATACAACGAATACATTTCGGCCTGCGCATATGCACGCGCCGAAGAAGAATGGCAGCGCCAAGCCCCTTGCCCGTTTTAAGGATGCATGAAATGTCTGAATCTAAAACTCACTACCGAAAAGCTTTTGACTCTCCATACCTGAGCAGCGCCGACATCGTTGAGCCAACGGTGCTGACGATCGCCCGCGCAACGTTAGAAAACGACAAAACAAAAAAATCCAAAGACGTTTTTAATACCGCTTATTTTGAAGAGCGCGAGCTGCGCCCTGGCGAAAAGCTTAAGCCGATGATTCTGAATGCCACGAACAGCAAGATGCTGAAAAGCATTACCGGCTCGCCATTCCTTGAAGATTGGGTTGGCGTAAAGGTCACGGTCTACGTCGATAAAAATGTCCGGTTCGGAAAGGAATCGGTCGAAGGTCTTCGTTTAAGCCCGGCGCGCGTCACGAAACCGGTGCTTTCGCCGGAAAAAACGCAGGCATGGAATAACGCTAAAGCAGCTTTCAAACGCGACGGCAACCTTGATGCAGTGCTGGCGAGAATGGACATTTCTCCAGAGCATCGCCGCCAGCTTGAGCAGGAGTGTTCATCATGATCTGGCACGACGTCGAGCAAAACGGTGAAGAGTGGGACGCCCTTCGCCTTGGTAAGGCCACCGCTTCAAACTTCGGCCTGATCATGGCTAACGATGGAAAGGCTTTTGGCGAACCTGCCAAGCGTTATGCCCTTCAATTGGCTCTTGAGCAGATTAAGGGGTGCAAGTCTGAGTTTGGCTTCTCAAACGAACACATGGAACGCGGGCACGAGCAGGAGCCAATTGCCCGCATGCTCTACGAAGAGATGAATTTCGTCGACGTTGATAATGGCGGGTTCTTTGATCACGAAACATACGGAGACAGCCCCGACGGCCTCGTTGGCCAGGACGGGCTCGTTGAGATTAAGTCGGTCATTGCCGCCACTCACTACTCCACCCTCACCCGCGGCTCCTTCGATCCGGCATACAGATGGCAACTGGTCGGTCACCTTGATTGCTCCGGCAGGGATTGGGTGGACTTCATCAGCTACTGCTCAGACTTCCCGGACGGTAAGCAGCTCATCGTCTATCGCCTTACAGCTGCTGAATGTGAATCAGAAATAGCCCGGCTTCGCGCGCGCAGAAAAGACTTCCTCGAACTTGTTGCGGACACGAAGCGCCGCATTCTGGAGCTCGAATGAAACGCACACCCTTCTACCGTAGGCCCGGGCGAACCGGGCAATTCTCCGGCCTCCGTGAACGCGTTATCTGGATGATTCAGACTCGCGGCCGCCCGGTAACCGGTAGCGAAATCGCTGAGAAGTTTGGCGTAACGCTCATTGAGTTTAACCGGGTGGCCAACGGCATTACCCGCGGCGCCGGACAAATAGCGCAAATTGTCGCGTCGGAAACATGGCTCAACGAGGACGGTATCTGCGACCGGACATTTAGCCTGGCCAGCAAGCCAAAGGTCGTAACGCCGCAAGGCAAATCACGCCTGTTCACCCGGCGCGCCATTGAGCAATCGCAGGAAGGCAGGCGGCAGGAGTGCATTGAACGTGCAGAACGCCGTAGCCGCCTGATTGCTCAGGGCCTCTACATCGACGAAATGGAGTCCATCCTATGACTCACGCTCACGACGACATCATGGTTGGCACACCGTGCCTTCCCTTCATTGGTAACGGCTGGCTAATGCCATGTGGTGAAGTGGTCAGCAATCCATTAAAGGCGCAGCGACTAGCTGAGGAATATCGGGAAAGGCAGGAGGCAGCATGAGCGAAGCACCAATGATTATCGTACCGACAGATATTGGCCAGAAGATTAAAGAAATCGAATCTGCTTACCAGCGTTACGTCGATGAATTCAGGATCCCCGAAGACCACAAAATTATCGTTAACTTTTCTGCCGGTAAAGATTCCACGGCAACCATGGCAATCGCCCACGCTCTGTTCGGCGACAAGGTGCAAGGTGTCATGGCCGATACCGACAACGAACACGAGCTGACAATTGAGTTCGGTAAAACCATTCATGAGCAAATCGGATGCAAACCGATAAGCGTGGTTAAACGAGTTTACTCAGAGGAGCATTTCTCACGTCGGCGC